AGTACCGGGGGCGCAGCAGTACGAGAGATTATTCCAACGGAAGGATGTAGTCTACTTCCGGGAGTACCATCCCTCGAACGACTTAGGGGGACTCTCTAAACTATCAGTCGCGATGGCGGCTGCAAGTGCTGGGATTAACACCGCCGAGTACACCGCCGCATTCTTCAAGAACTACGCTGTTCCCCCCTTGGTCTTTTCAACCGATCAGAACCTTGATGAGTCTACGCTAGATAAGCTAGTAGATTGGTGGAGGCGTAGATTCTCAGGGAAGACTCAACAGCACAAAGCAGGCTTCACCACCCACGGGATGAAGCCGAACATCATCGGGTATCCCACGAAAGACCTTGCTTTGGGTGAGCTGCTGAACGAAGTCCGTAGGGATATCTGCGCGGTCTTCCGAGTCCCTCCCGCGCTCGCGGGCGCGTGGGAGGCAGCGAACTACGCTACTGCTAAGGAGCAGATGCGATTTCTTCAGACGGGGACCATGAAGCCCCGATGTGAATACTTTTCCGGGGTTCTCGAAACAGAGCTATTCCGCGAGTTCGAGTTAGGTCTTAGAATGCGTTGGAGATTTGATAAATTGGATGTGATGGCTGAGGACAAGAAATCTGAGGCTGAGAGGCATGGTATTCTGGTTAGGGAAGGTATTGAGGATCCCAAGGCTGCGGCAGAGGAGTTAGGAGTGGAACCCGCAAAGGAACAAAAGCCGCGGGAGTTTCCTGTATTCGCACAGCAGCCCCGTAATGGACGCGGAGACATGGCCCAGGAGGAGATGAGACAATGGGAACGGTTTGCACATAACCGAGTGAAGCGGGGGCAGGAGATGAGGACGTTCAAAACGGAGTATATTCCTGCCACACTCAAGAGGTCTATTGAGGGACAGCTTGAGGCAGCGAAAACTACTCAGGACGTGACCGAGATCATGCGAGCGGCAGAGGCTTGGAGAGGATACCCATGAAGAAACTGATCGCCGTGATCTTTATTCTTATCGCAATCGCATTCATAGGATTTCCGGCTCAGGCCGATCAGCCAGTTATCGAATTCTCGCCAGGCCAGATCCTCGTCCGATTCAAGCCCGGTCTGCCGATCCAGGCCCGCGATGCCCATCTCAAGCAGTTCGGGGCCTGGTATCAGTCTGAGCTTCCTGAGATCGATGTGACAATCGCTGGGGTCCGTGAGGGCGAGGAGCTGGCCGTCATTGATCAGTTGGAAGCGACCGATCCGGTGATCTATGCCGAGATCAATGGGTTGGTTCATGCAATCGAGACGATCCCCAATGATCCGCTGTACCGGCAGCAATATGGACCGGGACGGATCAAGGCCCCGCAGGCTTGGGATCTCTCGACAGGTTCGGATGCCATCCTGATCTCGGTGATCGACACCGGGGTTGCCTGCGACCATGAAGATCTCGTTGGCAAATGCGTGGCTGGATTCGATTTCGTGAACAACGACCCCGATCCCTTTGACGATCACGGCCACGGGACGCATGTGGCCGGCATCGCCACGGCCGTGACCAACAACGGAATCGGCGTGGCCGGGATCTGCTGGACCTGCAAGATCCAGCCGGTGAAGGTTCTCAATTCCGGCGGGAGCGGGACTTGGGATGGGGTAGCAGCTGGCAATATCTGGGCGACTGATAACGGGGCAGACGTGATCAATATGAGTCTTGGCGGGAGCGGGGGAAGCCAGACCATGAGAGACGCGGTGGACTATGCCTATTCCAAGGGTATGCTGATCTTTGCCGCGGCCGGAAATTCTGGAGCCGAAGGCATTCTGTGCCCCGCTTGTTATGGAAGCGTGATCGCGGTTGCAGCGACGGATGCTCAGGATCGCCGGGCGTCCTTTTCGACGTATGGAGTAGAGGTTGAGCTGGCCGCGCCCGGAGTTTCTAATTTGAGTAGCGTTCCGACTGGCTCTTGCAGCTTGTGTGATCCCTCTGGCTATCGTTCTCTGTCGGGAACCTCGATGGCAACCCCGCATGCCGCGGGTACCGGAGGCTTGCTGTTGAGTTTCCGATCTACGCTGACGAATGCCGAGGCCCGCCAAGTCCTGCAGCTCACCGCGGCCGACAAAGGCGAGGCCGGGCGAGATAGGTTCTATGGGTTCGGATTGGTAGATGCCTATGCCGCGCTGACGTTCGGCGGAGAATTCCCGACACCGACTCCGACCTTGGAGCCGACTGAAACACCGATTCCTACGGATACCCCAGTCCCGACGCTGACTCCGACGCGCCAGCCAGGAACCGCGGTCTGCGGCAAGATCACGGGCGGAGTGACTTGGACGGCCTCGGGTTCGCCGTTCTATCTGACCTGTAATGTAGACATCAAAGGCGGCCTGACGGCAATGGATATAGAAATCCAATTGCGCGGATTTTCTCTGGCCGCTACTGGGACGTATTTTCTGCGCGTCCGGATGATTCCGTAGAATGGCCCATCCTGCTCGGGAAGCCCGTGATCGAGCGCAGTCAATCTGGCCTGGCGCCGCGGTTGTCGAACGTCGCCGCAACTCCATCAAGCATCAGCACCCCACGATCCCCAATAAGTTCATGCTTGATCTGGGTATTGGTCCAATGCACTTCGGGGTTGCTGAGAATCAAGAGATCAATAGCGCATGGCAACCGGGAATCGCGCCGTGGGACTTCCAGATGGTGCAGGCGGGCTACAATGCCTTCGCCCTCTCCAACTTCTCCTCCGGGCAGATCGTCAAGTACGTCCACACCGGGAGCGGAGAGAACATCGCTTTCCAACCCCAACAGCTCCAATACACCAATGACCTGAACCAGATTCAGGCCATTGCCAACCCGCAATCGGTGAATGCGGTCGTCCAGAATGAGGATGTCCTGTTCTGGCAGGGGGCCTTCGGAGCGGGATTTGACATCCGCTGGCAGGCGCAGACCGCCAGGCTGGACAAGCGGTTGGTCGTGGATCAGGCCTCCAGATGGCCGACTCCCACGGCGCAGATCATCGCGGGCGGGAATCCGGTCGCCAGATTACAGTTCATCTTCCAGGTTTCAACCGGCATCGACATCTTCGTGAATGATGTTCTGTGGACCCGCCAGCCGAATAGCATACGGGATACGCAGATCTATGTGGAGTTCCGGCTGCAGGGGACGGGCGAGGTTCTGTGGAGCTTCAACCTGCCACGGTCCAACGCTGCGCCGGTCGAGGACCAGGACCCGGATGAGCTGATCGGGATATTCAGGCTGCGTAGGACCGGACCCAACTTGTTTGTCGAGCACCGAATCCCGATTGCATGGATTCAAGCGGCGGACTATCCCATAGAAATTGACGTGACGATTGATGAGCAGGTGGGCGCGGGCAGTGATGATGCCTTCCAGCTCTCCGATGACAGCGTCACCACCACTAATGCTAGCTTCCTAGTCGATTCTACTGCGGAACACGGTGGTCAGCGGTGGACAACCGTTGCTGTGCCGACAGGTGCGACGATAGATTCGGCATGGATGAGCGTTGTTGTTAGTAATTCCACCTCCGATGAGCCACAACATCAATTACGTGGACAGTTGACTGCCAATCCGGCAACTTTCACGACTGGTAGCGACAATATAGATTCTCGAGCGAGGACTATTGCAACAGTCAACTGGAATTCAACGGATCTGGGGACTGGAACAGACTCAGAATGGCAATGGGGAGCTCCTAATGGCAGTCCTTCGTCTGGGGCCGATATTAAGACGATTATCCAGGAAATCATTGATCAAGGAGGCTGGGCGGAAAATAACGCGATCGTCCTGATCTTCGAACAGCATACGCTAGATGCTAGTAGAGATCTGGGAATTCGGCAATATGAGAATGACACAGCTCATGGTCCCAAGCTCCATATCGAATACACCGCGGCGGGTGGCAATCCTTGGTACGCTTACGCACAGCAATAGGATGAGACATGCCTGATCTGTGGATGGATGTCGATCTCGCGCTTTCAGAAGTGCCGGTCAACATCATGCCGTTATTGGATGACACGGATTTCAAGACTCGGGAGACAGGAATCACTTTCGATCAGGCAGGCATGGATCTGGTCTGGAACTTCATAACCACTGGCGGAGCGTTTACCCAAACCGCTGTGACTCCGACCACGGCTGGAAACTATGACTGGATCAACCAGGGTGATGGGATGTACACGATTGAGATCCCCGCCTCAGGCGGGGCCTCAATCAATAACGACACGGAAGGCTTCGGATGGTTCACGGGATTTGCGACTGGCGTTCTTCCTTGGAGAGGTCCGACCATAGGATTCCGTGCCTCAGCATTGAACAATTCTCTGATCGATGGAACGACGATTGATGTGAATGTCACCGCGATGGCGGCCAGTGTAGTTACTGCGGCATCCATCGCGGCAGATGCAGCGACAGAATTACGCGGGGCATTAGCTACGGGGACCTCCGATGCTGGCGGTTCGACCACCACGATGATCGATGCAGCCCGGACCGAAGCCGATGATGTCTGGAATGGGGCTTGGATTCTGTTTACATCTGGTGCGGTTTCGGGTCAATGCCGACTGATCGTGGAATTCGTCGCGAGCACTGACACGATTACTTTTGCTCCCGACACGACGGCCTCGATTGGATCGGGAATCACGTATGAAATCCTACCCAATGGAGCCGTTGATCTTCAAAGTTGGGTTGGGACAGCCAACTTTCTTCCGATACCTAATTCCTTGGTGAGTTCAAATGTGCCTGCTTTCGTTAATGGGATCGCTAATGACACGATCACCGCTGCTTCCATTGCTGCGGGGGCCATCACATCTTCCGAGGCTCCGAATTTAGATGCGGCTGTCTCCACTAGGGCTACTCCAGCTCAAGTCAATAGCGAGGTTTTGGATGTGCTTAATATCGACACTTTCTCCGAGCCAGGCCAGGAGGCACCACCCGCGACGACGACCCTGATCAAGAAGATCGGCTATCTCTACAAGTTTCTGAGGAACAAGATCACCCAAACTTCGACCACGCTCTCGATATTCGCCGACGATGCCGCGACGGTGGACCAGAAGGCAACCGTAAGCGATGATGCCACGACCTACACACGAGGCGAGATTGGGACCGGTCCATAATGCCGGACCTGGACACTACTAGCAAGCGCCGAGCCTCGGTGCAGATTATTGAGTCCTACAATCTGGCACCTCCCGCCCCGGACGGAACGATCTCGCAGCTCGACCGGCAACACATTGCTTGGACATATTCGGGCATCTCAGCCTTGGTAGCCGCCGGCGGCCAGCCCTTCATGAAGCGGACCCAAGGCATCCCGACCGGGCCGGGGAGCCGGGATCGCCCAGGGAGATGGAACTGATGGAAACCACCAAGGAACTAAAGATCGGCCAGGTTTACCTGATCCACCACAAGCGGAAAGGGACTTTCATTGCTCAGCTAATTGGCATCCAACAGGCATCCGCAGACGATGAGGCAGATGACATTTTCCTCAGAGTCAAGTACGATGTACGGCAAGGAACCTCCCAGGCCAACCTGGCGATCAGCCCGAAGGACCGGGTGCGGGTGAGTGGGCTCAGGCCCTCGCTGGTCATCAGCATGGAGCCGACCGAGGAGCAGAAATGGCTACGAGAGGTCAAGGTCCCCGAGGAAGATTTGCCGAAGCCCGATAAGAATCTGATGAGCCGATTGCGGGATCTGTTTGGTTAGGAAGATAATCTTCAGTCTGAATGGTTGAGCTTTTGAATTGCTTCGCGCATTCGCATTCTTTCAACGGCCTCTTCGTCAGAGACTATTCGCGAAGGTTCGCGGGAAGGGGAAGTGACAGATCAGGACCGTGTGTTCAACGAGCGAATTGCATTCCGCAGAGAGAGGCGACGCTGATGCTCTTCGGACGTGACTGCTGCACCTCTGTGCCTATTGAATTCAATGGAAAGCGTAACCTGCTGACGCTTGGCTACCATGAATGGTTCAA